TAACGATATAGATTTCAGAGACCTAATTTTTGTAGCAAACAACGATCCGGTTACAGATTCTTTTATGGTGGCAAAAGCATTTGGAAAGCTGCCGAAGAACGTGGTTCGTGACATTGAACGAACCATAGAAGCTTGCCCTCCTGAGTTTGATACAAAGCTCAACTTTGAGCTTTGCTATAAAAACAATGAGTTACAGAATGGTAAGCCGCAAAAATTCTACCGTCTCCGCAAGGATGGGTTGATGCTTTTGGTTATGTCCTACACCAAAAAAGAAGCAATGCGTATCAAAATTGCTTACATCAACGCATTCAACTGGATGTACGCCATGCTTCAGGTTGGTCATCGTCAATTTGAAGAAGAGAGAAATGCCGTAATGCTGGAGTACATGAAAGAGAAGGATGTTGCCAGCATGTCAGGCCGCCTGCTTAATCGCTGGGGAAAAATTAAGAAGCCTCAGCTACTGGCGAGAATTGAACGCCTTGAACAGCACGGGCAAACCGTAATCCCCGGACTCACCAATTAACGGCAGTACAGCGAAACAACCCAAGCCAGTAAGTGGGGAAATAACACTGGCAGCCACTGAAAGATGAACCTCCAGCCTTATGGCAAAAAAGATTCTTTGTGGTGGCGGACTGATGGAAAGACATCGGTTATTGCAGAGGCCATTCAATGAGTGGTCTCGACAATGGCTTATACCCTACACGGGATAACTTAACTGATATCCCTTTTAACGGATAAACGGAGCCAACAATGGCAGAGATTATTCCCATGACTGAAGAACAGAAATTCCAGTTAGAGATTTACAAACTGGTCATGAACCAGAACGCAGCCGCAGAAGAAGCATTTCAGTTCATTGGCACTGACGAGCTGAAGCTTGAGTTATTCAAAATTCACTTCCAGTCAGGCGGCGCTAATTCGGATATCACGACCCGCACTATCGAAGCGGTGCGTAAATCGAAGGAAGCTTTAGACCTGTTCACCACCGGAGCATAAACATGGCAACTCAAGGTTTCGACAACCCATCCAAATTCCGCGATGAATGGGATAAGCAAGCAGAAGGGAAATAATCAATATGGCGACTGAGAAAAAGAATGTCGGTCGCCCTTCGGATTACCTGCCGGAGGTGGCTGATGATATCTGTGCGCTGCTTGCCTCCGGGGAAAGTCTGGTTAAGGTTTGCAAGCGCCCCGGCATGCCAGCAAAGGCTACTGTATTTCGCTGGCTGTCAGAGCATGAAGAATTTAGAGACAAGTACGCGAAGGCAACTGAGGCACGAGCTGATTCTATTTTCGAAGAGATATTCGAAATTGCTGACACTGCGATTCCAGATGCTGCTGAGGTGGCAAAGGCAAGACTTCGCGTTGATACCCGCAAATGGGCGCTGGCCAGAATGAATCCCCGTAAGTATGGCGACAAGGTAACTAATGAGCTTGTCGGCAAAGACGGCGGCGCAATCCAGATTGAAACATCACCGATGAGCACTCTGTTCGGAAAATGACCTCGATTAATCCTATCTTTGAACCGTTCATTGAGGCGCATCGCTACAAAGTCGCCAAAGGCGGTCGAGGTAGCGGTAAGTCATGGGCAATTGCTAGGCTGCTTGTTGAAGCGGCGCGTCGTCAGCCAGTGCGTATTCTCTGCGCTCGTGAACTGCAAAACAGTATCAGCGATTCGGTAATCCGGTTGCTTGAAGATACCATCGAGCGTGAAGGGTATTCGGCCGAGTTTGAAATTCAGCGTTCAATGATTCGTCATCTCGGAACGAATGCTGAATTCATGTTCTACGGCATAAAAAACAACCCGACTAAGATTAAATCGCTCGAAGGCATTGATATCTGCTGGGTGGAAGAAGCGGAAGCGGTAACGAAGGAATCATGGGATATCCTGATACCGACCATCCGTAAGCCGTTCTCTGAAATATGGGTGAGCTTTAACCCGAAAAACATCCTCGACGATACCTATCAGCGATTCGTTGTAAATCCTCCCGATGATATTTGCCTGCTGACGGTGAACTACACCGACAACCCGCACTTTCCTGAAGTTCTCCGTCTGGAGATGGAAGAGTGCAAACGCAGAAATCCGACACTGTATCGTCACATCTGGCTTGGTGAGCCAGTGAGCGCAAGTGATATGGCAATCATCAAACGTGAATGGCTTGAAGCCGCAACCGATGCGCACAAGAAACTCGGATGGAAGGCGAAAGGCGCTGTTGTCTCTGCGCATGACCCGTCAGATACAGGACCGGATGCTAAAGGTTATGCATCGCGTCACGGTTCGGTGGTTAAGCGCATTGCCGAAGGTCTGCTGATGGACATCAACGAGGGTGCTGACTGGGCTACTTCGCTGGCGATTGAAGACGGCGCTGATCATTACCTGTGGGATGGCGATGGTGTCGGTGCAGGGCTACGCAGACAGACAACGGAAGCGTTCTCCGGCAAGAAAATCACCGCCACGATGTTCAAGGGCAGCGAATCGCCATTCGATGAAGACGCGCCGTATCAGGCCGGAGCATGGGCTGATGAAGTCGTACAGGGTGACAACGTTCGCACTATTGGCGATGTTTTCCGCAATAAGCGAGCGCAATTCTATTACGCACTGGCTGATAGGCTGTATCTGACATATCGGGCGGTTGTTCACGGTGAGTATGCAGACCCCGACGACATGCTGAGTTTCGACAAAGAAGCGATAGGCGAGAAGATGCTGGAGAAGCTGTTTGCAGAACTGACGCAGATTCAGCGCAAATTCAATAACAACGGGAAGCTTGAGCTAATGACTAAGGTCGAAATGAAGCAGAAGCTCGGTATTCCATCTCCTAACCTGGCTGATGCGCTGATGATGTGTATGCATTGCCCGGAGTCGGCTGCGCAACCCGACTATTCCAGTTACTCAATTCCTTGTGGTGTAGGTTGATATGGCAGAAAAAAAGATGACTGACTGGCATCGCAAGGTGCTGTGCAACTTTGATAATGCCTGGTCAGCAACGCAGGATATGCGTGAGCAGATTATTGAGGCTCAACGTTTCGTCCGGGTATCCGGCGCACAGTGGGAAGGCAGCACAAACGCTGGTTACTCATTTGATGAAGGCAGGTTTGAGCATTACCCGCGCTTTGAACTGAATAAGATTGCCCGTGAATGTGATCGCATCATTGGCGAGTATCGACAGAATCGCATCAGCGTTAAATTCAGGCCGAAGGACGATAAGGCATCGGAAGCGTTAGCCGAAAAGATGAATGGTAAATTCCGCGCTGACTATCAGGAAACATCCGGTGGTGAAGCGTGTGATAACGCATTTGATGATGCTGTAACGGGCGGATTCGGTTGTTTCCGCATGTGTGCCGATTACGAAGATGAAATGGATCCGAGTAACGAGCAACGCCGTATAAGCCTTCTCCCTGTTTACGACCCAGCGACATGCGTCTTCTTCGATCAGGACAGCAAGCAATATGACCGCTCTGATGCTATGTGGGCTATGGAAATGTTCTCCATGACGCCTAAAGCGTTCGAAGCTGAATACCCTGATTCCATCGCGGCAAGCCTTTCTCGTGATGACACTGGTACTCAGTATGACTGGTCAACGCCCGATGCCATCTATGTTGGACGCTACTACGAAGTTCGCATAGAGAAGGTGAAGCTCACAGCATGGCGTAACCCTGTTAGCGGAGAAACGGCAATCTATGATGAAGATCAAATCAAAGATATTGTCGACGAGCTGACCGATGGCGCATTCGAACTGATTGGTGAGCGGACAGTGAAGAAACGCCGAGTTTATTGCGGTCTTCTGTCTGGCGCTGAATGGCTGGAAGAACCGAAGCGTATTCCGGGCGAACATATTCCTCTCATCCCGGTATATGGGCGTCGCTCATTTGTTGATAATCAGGAGCGAATCGAAGGTCACGCAGCAAAAGCGATGGATGCACAGCGTCTTGAGAACCTGATGGTTTCCATGATTGCAGATAACGCTACTCAGGCTGGCGGTGATGGCATTCCTGTAGTTGATGTTGACATGATTCCTGGTCCTCTCGCCACTCATTGGGCGGAGCGCAACAAAAAGCGCCCGGCGTTCCTGCCGATGGTCAGTCTGAAAAACAAAAACGGAGATATTACTGCGCAGGCTCAGGTCAGCAGTTATACACCTCCGACACAAATGCCTCCTGCTCTTGCCGGGCTATTGCAGTACACCGGAACGGCTATTCAGCAAATTACAGGTGCGTCGCAGCTTGAGAACATGCCGAGCAACGTCGCCACCGATACCGTTGATAGCATCTTTAACCGGATGGACACGCAGTCCTATATCTACATGGACAATATGGCTAAATCCATGCGCCGCGCTGGCGTCGTGTGGCTTTCTATGGCTCGTGAAGTCTATGGCAGTGATACGCCGATGCGTATCGTTAATGAGGACGGCAGCGATGACGTGGCGCTGATGACTGGTGAAGTGGTTGACCGTCAGACAGGGCAGGTTATCGCGCTTAACGACCTTTCGCAGGGTAACTATGAAGTGACTGTCGATGTCGGTCAGTCGTTCGCTACTCGCCGTGACGCAACGGTTAAGTCGTTACTTTCCATGCTGGCACTTATCCCACCAGGAACGCCGAAGCACGACCTTGTATCGTCGATGATTCTCGACAATATGGACGGCGAAGGGATGGACGACCTTAAAGAATACAACCGCAATCAGTTGCTTCTGTCTGGAGTTATCAAGCCGAGAACGCCAGAAGAGCAGCAAATGGTTGAGCAGGCGAAACAACAACAGGCCAGTCAGCCAGATCCGGCTATGGTTGCTGCGCAAGGTCAGCTTCTTGCTGGTCAGGCTGAATTGCAGAAAGCGCAGAACGAACAGGCATCCATTCAGGTTAAAGCATTCCAGGCACAGACTGATGCTCAGGTTGCAGCGGCAAATGTTGTGAAAATCCTCGCATCTGCCGATAGCCAGCAGAAATCTGATATCCGCGAGGCTCTGAAACTGCTAGGACAGTTCCAGCAACAGCAAGGAGACAATGCCCGTGCTGATGCAGAGCTTGTCCTGAAAAGTCAGGCACAGGGCCATGCGCAGCGCATGGACATCAGCAGTATCCTGCAAAAACCAACTCAGCAACAACCACAGCAGTAATTAACCCATAACGTGCAATGGCTGTCTTTATGAGGCCTGGCACCCTATTGCCTTCCGATGGGCTGAACATCGAGTAAACAGGGGTAACAAATGGACCAGATGGCAGAAAACACACCAGAAGTTGAAATCGAAACCGACGCGTCAGAGCAGATTCCTGATGATGTCGAACTGGCTGAAGAAGTCGAAACAGAAGATGGCAGTGAGTCCTCCGGCAATGATGCAGAGGAAGCTACTGAAACTGATGACGACGAATCAGAACAGGAATTCTACTTTGGTGACGAAAAGCTGGATTCGCCAACCAGCGAAGATGGCGCAGAGCATGGACTGGTAAAACACCTGCGCAAGACGATTAAAGAGAAAGACCGCGAGCTGAAAGAGCTGATGCGTCAGTCTCAGAAACCCGTCGAGCAGCAGCCGGTAATCACTCAACCACCGCGAATGCCAAAACTGGATGATGAGGACATCGGTTTCGATGAAGAAATCTACCAGCAACGCATGGCTAAGTGGGCAGAGGATAACGGCAAGTACCAGCAACAGGAGATGGCTCGCAAGCAGAAGGAGCAGGAGCTTCAGGCTGCCTATCAAGAGCGATTATCCAAATATCAGCAACGTGTTAAGGCTCTCAAAGTTCCTGGCTATCAGGAAGCAGAACAGGCCGTACTCGAGGAAATCCCCATCGAGACACAAAACGCGATCCTGTTTGAGTCAGAGAAGCCGGAAATCGTTGTTCTGGCACTCGGTCGCAACGCTGAACTGCGCAAGCAACTGGCAGAAGCTACCAACCCCGTAGCAATTGGTCGTCTGCTGGAACGTATCGAATCGAAGGCCAGAATCATGCCAAAAGCAAAAACCACGGCAGCCACAACCCCGACAGTTAAGGGGAGCAACGGCGCAGTAATCAACAACCTCGGCAAATTGAAAGCCAAGGCGCTGGAAACTGGTGACTGGACGCCGTATTTCGCCGCTAAAAAGGCAAAAAAATAACCTATCGGAGCATTAAGCATGGCTAACCAATTAGCAAAAGACCTTGAAATCATGTTCGAAAACTACGTTGAAGGCTTTGAGGCCGCCTGCGTAGTTTCCCGTAACGCTAAAAAATTCCGTCCCGGTGATACAGCAATGCAGCGAGCAGGTGATGTTCTGTATCGTCCGCAGCATTACCACATGAATATTGAGGAAGGCCTAGACCTCAGCGGCAAAACGCCAACAGCACTGGTTCAGCGCCTTGTTCCTTCTGTGTTCAAGGAGCCGAAAAACATTCTGTACACTCTGGATGCGCGTGAAATGCGTGACCCGGAACATAAAACTGAAGCTGGTCGAGCCGCAGGTATGCGCCTTGCTGCACAGATTGACTCTGACCTGATTTCCATGGTCACGCAGCGTGCTACTAACGTGATCACGATGGCTGACTCAACCACAGGTTCACAGGGCCGTGATTTGTGGAACTGTGCGGCAGGTATTGATGCCACCATGACGGCGATTGGTGTACCGCAGGGTATCAACCGTCGCTCTTTCTGGAACCCCTTCAACTACAAAGACCTTGCTGGCGAGCTTGGTCACCGTGCCTACGCTCAGGGCGCAACCCTGACAGCATACGAAAAAGCGCAGATCCCTCCGGTTGCTTCCTTTGATAGCTACAAGACCGATATTTCTGGTCGATTACCGAAAGGAAGCGCTGAATCCTTGACAGTATCAGGCCAACCTGAACACAAGGTTGAAGCGAAAGATTCAAATGGTATGCCAGTTGATAACCGACAGGGGACTATTACGGTATCTGCATCTGGCTTGCAGGTTGGTGATGCGTTCACCATTGCCGGTGTGAATTCCGTACACCAGATCACAAAAGATACCACCGGGCAACCGCAGGTATTCCGTGTTCTGGCTGTTAGCGGAACTACCGTAACAATCTCTCCAAAGATTCTCCCTGTTGAAAATACCGATGTTGCGAGTCGTCCATATGCAAACGTCGATGCCAAACCGGCAGCATCAGCAGCAATCACCATTCTCAACAAGAACGCAGCACCTGCTAACCTGTTCTGGGCTGATGGTTCTGTTGAGCTGATGTACGGCAAACTGGCGTTCCCGACTGGTCAGGGTCCACAGGTAATGACAGCAACCACCGAGCAGGGCGCTACGCTGATCATGTCTTACGCCTTCGACCACATCAAAGGCGTAACCACTGCTCGTTTCACCACTCTGTACGGTTGCTCTGTACTTGTTCCTGAATATACGGGCATCGTTATTGCCGGGCAGTAATTTTGGTGGGGCTTCGGCCCCATTTTTATTGGGAGAAGACAATGGCACGAACAATGCTCTATAAGTCGGGCAACATGATCACCTGTGGTCAGTTTGCTGTCGATTACATCATTGTTGATGACGAAGAAGTTAAATCTCACCTGAAAAAAGGCTGGGTAAAAACCCCTGAAGAAACCGCAACGAAGCAAAAAGTGGCTAAGGCGGAAGAAGATGGCGAAAACGAAGGGTGATCTCGTTCTTAAGGCTTTACGAAAAGCTGGGCTGTATTCCAATGCCACGTTGACAGATGCTGACCCTCAGGCAATTGAAGATGCCATTAATGACCTCGAAGACATGATGGCAGCATGGCAGGCTAAAGGTATCGAGCTTGGGTATCAGTTTGCTGATACAGAAAACGGCATCATGCCGTTACCTGACGATGATTCAGGTATCCCTGCATGGGCAAATGATGGCGTCGCTTTGAAACTCGCTGTGCAAGTGTGCATGGATAACGTCATTCAGCCGTCAGACGCTCTCCTTACCGCTGCTGACAGTGCATATCAGACAATCTGTATCGCTTTAACCAAAATACCACCACTTGAGCGGCGAAATGACATGCCTCGCGGTAGTGGTAACAAAAGCGCGTTTACGTGGAATCGGTTTTACATCGAGAAAGATGATCCGAGTACGTGAGGTGAATAAATGCCGATTCAGCAACTTCCGCTTATGAAAGGTGTCGGCAAAGACTTTAGAAACGCCGACTATATCGACTATCTGCCAGTGAATATGTTGGCTACACCCAAAGAAATCCTGAACAGCAGCGGATATCTTCGCTCATTCCCGGGCATTGCCAAACGTTCTGATGTGAACGGCGTATCGCGCGGAGTTGAGTACAACATGGCGCAGAGTGCTGTTTATCGCGTGTGTGGCGGCAAGCTGTACAAAGGAGAAAGTGAAGTCGGTGATGTTGCCGGAAGTGGTCGTGTATCAATGGCGCATGGTCGGACATCTCAGGCTGTAGGCGTTAATGGCCAACTGGTCGAGTATCGTTATGATGGCACGGTTAAAAGAGTCTCAAACTGGCCTACAGACAGCGGATTCACGCAGTATGAGTTAGGTTCTGTTCGTGACATTACGCGCTTACGCGGGCGTTATGCGTGGTCAAAAGACGGCACGGATTCATGGTTTATCACTGACCTTGAAGACGAATCACATCCTGACCGCTACAGCGCACAATATCGTGCCGAGTCGCAGCCTGACGGCATCATCGGAATCGGAACATGGCGAGACTTCATCGTCTGCTTTGGTTCATCGACGATTGAATATTTCTCCCTGACTGGTGCAACCACCGTTGGTGCTGCTTTGTATGTCGCCCAGCCATCGCTGATGGTGCAGAAAGGCATTGCCGGAACTTACTGCAAAACGCCGTTTGCTGATTCCTATGCGTTTATCAGCAATCCAGCAACAGGTGCGCCGTCTGTATACATCATCGGCTCCGGTCAGGTGTCACCAATCGCCAGCGCGAGCATTGAGAAAATACTACGCTCCTACACTGCTGATGAACTGGCTGATGGCGTGATGGAATCGTTGCGGTTTGATGCTCATGAGTTGCTGATTATTCACCTGCCGCGCCATGTTCTTGTTTACGACGCATCTTCAAGCGCTAATGGTCCGCAATGGTGTGTGCTGAAAACAGGCCTGTATGACGATGTGTACCGCGCTATCGACTTCATTTACGAAGGCAATCAGATAACGTGCGGCGATAAGCTGGAGTCCGTGACCGGGAAATTGCAATTCGATATCAGTAGCCAGTATGGGCTACAGCAAGAACACCTGCTGTTTACTCCACTGTTCAAAGCGGATAACGCCAGATGCTTTGATCTGGAGGTGGAATCATCGACCGGCGTTGCGCAGTACGCCGACCGCCTTTTTCTCTCTGCAACCACTGACGGCATAAATTACGGTCGTGAGCAGATGATTGAGCAGAATGAACCGTTCGTTTACGACAAACGCGTTTTGTGGAAGCGAGTAGGGCGCATCAGGAAAAATGTCGGCTTCAAATTGCGCGTTATCACGAAGTCACCTGTCACTCTGTCTGGTGCTCAGATAAGGATTGAGTAATGGCGGATTCGAATCTCAATGTGCCGGTAATCATTCAGGCTACACGGCTCGACACATCAGTCCTTCCACGCAATATCTTCTCGCAGTCGTATCTGCTTTACGTTATCGCACAGGGTACTGATGTTGGTAACGTGGCTAACAAGGCCAACGAGGCCGGACAGGGCGCTTATGATGCACAAGTCAGGAACGATGAGCAGGATGTGATTCTCGCTGACCATGAGCAGCGAATTTCTGCTGCGGAAGCAACGCTTGTTAATCATGAGGAGCGAATCAGCCAGGCAGAATCAACTCTTCAGGAACATGAAACGCGAATCGCTCAGAATGAAAGCGATATTGCGTCTCTTGATACCAGAGTTCAGTCGCTGGAGTCGCAGGTTTCAGACCATGAAACGCGCATTGATGCTCTGGAGTATGCAACCACACGCAAGAAGTCAGAGGTTGTTTACTCTGGTGTATCTGTAACCATCCCGACAGCGCCGACCAACCTTGTTAGCCTGCTGAAAACGCTCACGCCGTCATCCGGGACGTTGGCACCATTCTTCGACACCGTTAACAACAAGATGGTTGTGTTCAACGAGAACAAAACCTTGTTCTTCAAGCTGTCGATTGTCGGGACGTGGCCCAGCGGAACCGCCAACAGATCAATGCAACTAACCTTTTCCGGCTCTGTTCCTGACACACTTGTGAGCAGTCGCAATGCGGCGACAACAACCGATAACATCCTGTTAGCTACGTTCTTCAGCGTGGATAAAGACGGCTTTCTTGCCACAAATGGCAGCACGTTAACCATTCAGTCAAATGGTGCGGCGTTTACTGCCACAACCATCAAGATAATCGCGGAGCAGTGATGATTCAGTTCAAACCAACGCGAAACATCGACCTGATCGAAGCAGTCGGAAATCACCCTGACATTATCGCTGGTAGCAACAACGGTGATGGATACGACTACAAGCCTGAATGCCGTTACTTCGAGGTGAACGTGCACGGGCAGTTCGGCGGCATTGTTTACTATCAGGAGATTCAGCCGCTTACATTCGATTGCCACGCCATGTACCTGCCAGAGATTCGCGGCTTCAGCAAGGAAATCGGGCTGGCGTTCTGGCGATACATTCTGACTAACACCACCGTTCAGTGCGTCACATCGTTCGCCGCACGCAAATTCCGCCACGGGCAGATTTACTGCGTAATGATTGGCCTTAAGCGTGTAGGAACCATCAAGAAATACTTCAAAGGCGTGGATGACGTGACGTTTTACAGCGCCACACGCGAAGAACTAATCGACTTCCTGAATCACGGGAGATAGCCATGTTATATGCATTTAAGCTGGGCAGAAAACTGCGCGGCGAGGAACCTTGGTGCCCTGAAAAAGGCGGGAAAGGTGGTAGCTCTGATAAAAGCGCAAAGTATGCAGCAGAAGCCCAGAAGTATGCCGCAGACCTGCAAAATCAGCAGTTCAACACCATCATGAACAACCTGAAGCCGTTTACTCCTCTGGCTGATAAGTATGTCGGCAGCCTCGAGAACTTATCGTCTCTGGAAGGGCAAGGTCAGGCACTTAACCAGTATTACAACTCTCAGCAGTACAAAGATCTTGCTGGTCAGGCTCGCTATCAGAGTCTGGCGGCAGCGGAAGCAACAGGTGGATTGGGTTCCACTGCAACCGGTAATCAGTTAGCAACAATCGCACCAACGCTTGGTCAGCAATGGCTATCTGGTCAGATGAACAACTACCAGAATCTGGCAAATATTGGTCTTGGCGCACTGCAAGGTCAGGCAAACGCCGGGCAGACGTACGCCAACAACATGAGTCAGATTTCGCAGCAAAGTGCGGCTCTTGCAGCGGCAAATGCCAACAGACCATCAGCAATGCAATCTGCTATTGGCGGAGGTGCGTCTGGTGCTATTGCTGGGGCTGGACTTGCGAAATTAATTGGTTCATCAACTCCGTGGGGTGCTGGTATCGGTGCTGGTATCGGCCTGCTTGGTTCACTGCTTTATTAAGGGGTAATCAATGGCTACGTGGCAACAGGGTATTAATTCTGGTGGTTTTCTGGCTGGCATCGGTACGCAAAATGAGAATGCGCCAAAGGCAAGCGACATTAACGCAACGCTTGGTCTGATCCGCGAAAACAATGAACTGGCTCGCTCAGGTGCAAATAACGTTGGTCTGACCGCGTTACGTGGTCTGGCTGGAGTTGCTGATATTTACAATCAGGAACAGCAACAGAAAGCTATTAGTGCGTTCAATAAGGTTCACGCTGATGCATGGGCTTCTGGTGATCCATCGGGACTATTTAAGTTTGCCCAGGAAAATCCAGCGTTTGTTGCACAGGCACAACAGGCGTTTTCCGGTCTTAATGATCAGCAACGCAACGATATGGGCGATTTAGCCATGAGGGCTAACGTCGCTCTTTCTCAGGGGCCGGAAGCCTACAGTAAATTCATTACTGACAACAAGGACAGGTTAAATCGCGTTGGTGCTAATGCTGACTGGATGATTCAGACAGGTATCCAGAATCCAGAGCAGC